CGGCAGTTAATGTTTCACATCTTGATAAAAATAATGATGATATTGATATTTATTTAGCATTATTAAAAGTAACCGAACAATTTGTTATTCAAGATAAAGTTCAAGTGTTAATTCTCAAACTTGGGAAATTAATGCAATGCCTATTAATTATAATCCTGGCACTGCTACTTCTTATTGGGAATATCCTGTTACTTTAATTTCAAGTGCAGGCACAGGAACTACAGGTTTTTCTAGTAATCAAGATTTAATATTTGCTCTTGTTAATGGTGTATCAGGGTTTAGTGGCTACAGTGGATTTTCAGGTTATAGCGGCTTTAGTGGCGCGCAAGGAACTAGCGGATTTTCAGGCTATAGCGGTGAAATAGGAAGTCCAGGTCTTTCAGGCTATTCAGGATACAGTGGCTATTCAGGTTTAGTTGGTGATTCAGGCTATAGTGGTTATAGTGGTATATCAGGTTTTAGTGGTTACAGTGGAGCTACAGGTCAATCAGGCTTTTCAGGATATAGCGGTGAAGTAGGAACGCCTGGTCTTTCAGGTTACAGTGGCTTTAGTGGATACAGTGGATTACAAGGTGATTCAGGTTATTCAGGTATTAATGGTGCAAGTGGCACTTCAGGTTTTAGTGGCGCTAATGGTGCATCAGGCTTCAGTGGATATAGCGGCGAGGTTGGTGCAAGTGGATTCAGTGGCTATTCAGGTATGAGTGGAGCTGATGGCGCAAGTGGTTTTAGTGGATATTCAGGCACAAACGGAACGAATGGTGCTTCAGGCTTTAGTGGCTATTCGGGCGCTGAAGGTGCTAGTGGTATAAGTGGCTTTAGCGGTTTTAGTGGCGCTCAAGGTTTGTCAGGTTATAGTGGTATCAATGGATTTTCAGGTATAAGTGGATTTAGTGGAGCTAATGGCGCTTCAGGATTTAGCGGTTATAGTGGCTATTCAGGATCGGGCATTAGCGGTTTTTCAGGATATTCAGGAAGTGGTATATCAGGCTTTTCAGGTTTTTCAGGATACAGTGGCGCGGGCGGGGGAACATTAACTTATGATGAGTTTGATGCGACTGCTTCTCAAACTACATTTACGACTTCAGCAACTTATACAAGTGGAAAAATACAAGTATCAGTAAATGGTGTTATTATGGACAACGGAACTGATGTAACAGTTACAAGCGGAACTTCAGTTGTTTTTGCTACAGGCTTAACTTTAAATGATAGGGTATTTTTAATTTATCCTGCATAGAGGAAAATAATGGACAAGATAACACAAGATGCTTTGGCATACTTTAAGAAGCATGATCCAAATCATTACAGATTTTTACTTACAAATAATTATGAGCGAGCGGTTTTTCTCAAAGGCGATCCCGTCTATCCTAGAGAAGCCACTCGTTATCTTTGGGCTAACCGCAATCTATTAGGTAAGAATATTCTTGAAATAGGTTGCTCTACAGGTTATGGCTCTCAATTCCTTCCTAATAATTCAAACTATATAGGTTTAGATTACGATCCTCTTATTATAGAGGTCGCACGCGAACAGGAATGGGGCTTAAACGCATCTTTTACTAACGCTGATATTAACACCTATCCTTTAGCTCAATACGACACTATAATTGCTTTTGAATTGATTGAGCATCTTGATAACGGATTAGAGATAGCTCAAATGCTAAAGAATCATTGTAGAAGGCTTCTTTTAACCACTCCGCATAATGAGCCTGTAGGATTTTGGGGCGAACATCATAAGCTTCATGGCTTAAACGAATCACACTTTCCTGACTTCCAATTTAATTATATTAATGAGCATGGTTATATTTCAGAAACTTTACCTGAAATTAATAATGCTAATAAATTTAATCTTATGATCATGCGGTGGGATCGTGGATAAGGTTCTTTGCTCGGTAGCAACAAGAGGTCGTTATCAAACTACTTTACCTTTAACGCTTAACGCTATAATTAATCAGACAAAAAAAGTTGATAAGCTCATTATTTTTGATGACAATGATGAGCCACAAGATATGCGAAATGAATTAGTGTATAGCTACTTTTTCCAAATGCTAGATATTAAAGGCATTCAATGGGAATGGTTATATGCTCAAAAAAAAGGTCAGCATCATATTCATCAAATGGCTAACACTATGGGCTTTGATTGGGTATGGCGAGTTGATGATGATGCAATACCCGAACCCAATGTCTTACAAACTCTATTTAATTACACAAGCAAAAAAGTAGGTGCAGTAGGCGGCGCAATACTAACTCCGCCATTACAATTTGAAAACTTTAAACCTACAGGCAAAATAGAAAATATAAATACAGAGCCTAACATTCAATGGTCATTTATTCACAAGGTCAAAGAAGTTGAGCATCTTCATTGTTCTTTTCTTTATAGAGCTGGGGTGCATGATTACAATACAGGCCTTTCAAGGGTAGCGCATAGAGAAGAAACTTTATTTACTTATGGCCTATACCTAAAAGGGTATAAAATTCTTGCAGTGCCTAATGCAGTTAGTTGGCATCTTAAAAATCCTAATGGCGGTATCAGATCAGAAACAAATCAAAAACTATATGAGCAAGATGAATTAGTTTTTAGAAATACAATTGCTTATAAAGACAAAAAGATTGTAGTGCTTAATTGCGGCATGGGAGATCATATTGTATTTAGTCATGTAATGCCTGACATTACAAATGCGGAAGTCTTTACTTGTTATCCTGACATAGTGCCAGGCAGATCAATTGCTGAAGCTAAAGCTTTATTTGGTGATATAGATCAATGGAATATTTATAGAAAAATGGCGCAATGGAAATGGACTGATAGTTTAGAGAATGCATATAGGAAAATGTATCTATGATTATTATTAGTCCTTATGCTAAAGCTTTGCGAAGCGGAAAAACTAATGCAAAAAATTATCCTTACTGGAAGGAACTCATTAGACTAATTAAAGAACCAATAGTTCAAGTAGGCATAGAAGGTGAAGAACAATTAGTCGATGACTTTAGAAAAAACTTATCGCTTGATGAGCTTGGAAAACTTGTTAATCAATGCAAAACATGGATAAGTTGCGATTCTTTTTTTCAACATTTTTCTTGGGATAAACAAAAATATGGTATAGTATTATGGTCGGTTTCTGATCCTCTGATATTTGGACACCCTGAAAATATTAATCTTTTAAAGGATCGAAATAATTTGGTTCAAAACCAATTCTTATGGTGGGAACAAACGGAACATGATGCTAACAAATTTGTCAGTCCTGAAATAGTGATAGAAAGTTTGAATGCAAAATTCCCATGAAACCATTGATGATCACTTTAATTTTCTACAAAATAAAACAATCAAAGATGTTGGCACTGATTACTACGATGGTAAAAATTATTTGGTTATTTTACTATCTGATGGCTCTGTTGCTTATATATCTAGCGGCAACAATGATGGTAGCCTTTACCTGGCTATTGAAAAGCATCTTATTAATTAGTAGAAAGAAATAATATGGATATGCAAGAACACACGAAGCATGTATTAGATACAGTTTCGGGAGTTACAGTTTTAGGAACTGTTATGAAATTTTTACCAGCTATTGCGGCAATCTTATCAATAGTTTGGTATTGCATTAGAATTTATGAGTGGATTAAATCTAAAAAATAAATGGCAAAAGATAAGATAAAACATCAAGCTTATTGTCAAAAATACCGAGAAAATAATCGCGCATTAGTCCTTTTAGGTCAGGCTAGATATAGAGCCAAGAAAAAAGGTATTGAATTTAATTTAGAATTATCCGATGTAGTTATTCCTAAAGTATGTCCTGTATTAAAAATCCCTCTTTCTGCTGGAAGCTCTAGCGGTGGCCCTCGCGGATGCTCACCTTCACTAGATCGCATTGATAACACTAAAGGTTATATTAAAGGCAATGTCCAAGTTATGAGCCATAAAGCTAATACAATGAAGCATTGCGCTGATAACAATGAATTGATATTATTTGCTAATTGGATTAAAAAAACTTACAGAAAGGTCATTGATGAGTAAATATAGTGAAGCTGGTAAAGGATCAACTAATAAGCTTAAACAAAAAAGCTTATATGATGAGAATTACGAAAAGATTTGGGGTAATAAAAAGAATAAGCTTTATGAGGAACGCTATTATGATTCCGATGAAACAACTTCATGGGATCAAGATAAGGTTGATATGATTGGCCTTAATAGCAATACAGGCGATCACTATATTAAGTGATATGTTATGGTGTCATAAATGATTGTATATCAATGCAATGCTAAATGGGCTATGGCGCGTATGCATAGGCGCTATGTAAAAATGAGAGTGTCAAACAAAAGCAAAAGACGGCATGATCGAGTAGAAGCTTACAGACGGATATGGTTTTGGCATCAAGATAGATGGGATCAAAGACATGGTGTTGAAATAATTATTCATTGATTGTAAAGTATGCTTTACATCCGTTTTCACTCAAATCATTGATTTATATACAAAAGAATGAAAACAATTTGCATGAAACTTTAATAATTAAATCAAAAAAAGTGATATATATTACACATTTAAATACACACTATACACACAATAAAAAAGGGGCAGTTAAGCCCCTTAATTATATATATAATGTATATATTATTTATTCATTACATACATTGTTACTTCAAAGCCAAATCTCATTTCTTGAGCTGATGGTGTAGTCCACATATTATTCCCCTTAATTAATAAATACTGCACAATCATTATGGGCTACATTGTGGCTCACGCCATCAGTAAAATCATTAAAATGGTAGGTCAGCTTTGCTTTCTGATCCGCCTTCTTTAGGTTGAGGTTCTCTCATTGTTACCCAGCCGTCAAAATTGACAGGGATAGATTCAATAAGAAGTGAAGTGCCACCTTGTTTATTCTGCATAGCCACGCCGACTTTAGTCCATCGAGCTTTTGTTTCGCCTTCTTTGTTTACATACTCGCCTGTTTTAGCGATTAGATCATGGGTTATTGCCATTTTGTATTTCCTTTAAGTTGTTTACGATAGTTTCAATTTCAGATAAAAACGCGATCACCGCAGTTTCCATTGTTTTAATATATTCATCATCTCGATAAATACGCTTTACGAATCCTTGCAAATGATCAGGCATATCAGGATCATAAGATACAAGGTCGCAAAATTCTCTTTTTTCGTTTCCATTAGAGCCAGGCACGCAAGCTAATTGCCACATAACCTGATCATAATATTGATCTAATTGTTTACCGCCTGTTAGGATATTGTCCAAGTGGTTCTCGGGATTGGGTATTTTGACCTCGATCAAAGAATTGGTAGCATCAACTAATCCGTCTGGGCTACATTGGCCACCCTCAATAGTAGGATGTTTAACAATGGCCACTTGATCCACAAAAGTATTATATTTAACTTCATACCATGCCCTAGCCATTGGTTCTAAATCAATTCCTCGTTGCATTGCAGGCGTTTTATAAGTTTCTAATTTCTTACCTGTTAGCCTTTCCCTGATCAATTCATTCTTATATTTTCTACGGGTTAAAGATTCGCCGCCTGATCTGCCTTTAGTTAAAAGATCAGCTATGCGGCTACCGCCTATGCGGCCTATTCTTAAAGCCATCCATTCGGGGCTTCCCTGTTCTATACCTCTTATTATTCTATCCATTTAATTTTAAGTTCCTATAAGTTACGCCATCGTGCCATTGTTGATCGGTTGAATTTTCATAAAGCTCTACTACTTTTTCAGGATAAAGCATTAAAGGCTTTTGATCCTTAAAACAAAAAGCATATATTAAAGGACATTCTTTTGAATCAAACCATTCTAAAAAATGCGGTAATAGTTTAATTTCACTTGCCTTTATATTAGCCGTTCCTTTAACCATAACTAATCCAGCCACACCTTTATTGTTAATATAAAAATCAGGAAGGTTTCTAATCAAAGGATTAAGATTGTAAAAGTTAGGAATTGGATCGTTTTTCTCATCAAAACCTAATCTTCTATAAAAATATCCTTTTGACTGACAATACCTTTCAAATAATACTTCCGCTATATTAACGACATTATTTCTATCTTTATATGAATAAGAGCCATTCATAGTTTAGGGCTTTGAATTCTGCCATATAAAGGAGCTAATAAGTATTTATCACCAAGCTCTCTTTTAATAGCTTCTATTCTTGTTTTGCGAGCTTCTAACGCCATTAATTCTTGCGCGGAATAGGATAGCCTGACCCCGTAAAAATTACTGTTTTTTGATCCTTCCATCATAGCTCCGCCTTTCTTTTATCTTTAGCTTCAATAACTAATTTAGATAAAGTGCGATCATTCTTAACTTCACCCATTACAAAATTATAATTAGCCTGGAGTTCCTCTAATGATTGTGATTGGGTAATTCTTTGAAGATAATCTGCCGCATTAAGAACTGCCGATTGGCCATCATCATCGTCTGCATAAAGAGCAAGAAAACTGGAAATAGAATATCTGCGAATGTAACTAATTGCAGAACCTAGACCTTGAGCATCTTGCTTTTGTAAAGGGCAGACGGCAGTATCCTCAATCCACTCCCCCGAACTATGGATTAAACGAGTTGTTAAATGGAGTTTATTGTCGTCTGATGGGCTTAATGATTGAATTAAAGCTATGCCATTATTATTGAGTGGCGCTTTAACGGCATCAATAACTGAATTGATATTGGCATACTTGGATTTGTAATGAGGATTGGTTGAATCTTTAACGGCAAATCTAATTTCTTTTTGCGCCGATACTAAAGCTTCAGCAATCTGTTTGATGCTTTCGGATGTTTTCATCTTATCTTGTCCTTAAAAAGTTTCGTTATATTACATGCGAGATTGTATCATTATATGCCCATCTTGCAAAACTATCTCTCTCATGGTTTTCAGCTATAAATTTTGCTATTCTTTTAATTTCAGCATCATAAACATCTTTAATGCGGCCTAGCTTATCATCTTGTGAATCATACAAAATATTTTTTACTTGATTTTGCACTTCAATCTCATCATAAAAATCAGAAAAGACATCAACATTAAAAGCTATATGATATTCAATTAATTCTTGCAAAGATATATGAGGTTCTAAATCTAGGAAATCAGGATC